GGGCAAGCGGTCCTGATTTTGCGTAGCATCCTTTGCCAATGAATGGGCAGGTGCTTGGACAGGATGCCTGTTCAGTCGTTGTTACTGGAATCTTGCCAACCTTCTTATTAGAAGATTTGGCGGTGATGTGTACTTGCATGACTTGATGACTGTGAAATCTGGTGACACGTTCTTGTGTCAATGCTTGTCGAGGGAGTCGAACCCCCGATACACCTTCAAGCTGTAATGAACTGCGCTCGCATGTTGTATGCGGTGCGCTTGCTATTGACTAAGTTGGTATTGATCCAAAAACCAAGAGAAATACTTGGGTTAGCCAAGAGATTGAGAATTGCACGGCGTGACACGTTCTTGTATGAGTACGTTCTGCCGCATTTGAATGAAACGATCGCGATACCGCGCAATGGTGAGACGTACAAACGAGTCACAGCAGTGGATGTGCGGAATGAAACCTTGATCATAGTTACCTAGATGGATGCGTCCAATTGACGCAATGGGCAGTGATGGAGTTGAACCATCACATAGTACACCCGTACTGCCCAGAGAAGCTGTCCGCCGCTAAGCCCTGTCACAGCGCCGCTAGTTCGGTCGCCTGCTGTGGTGGGTGTCAGCTTTGGAGGTATTTAGTTGCCGAGGATCTGACCAGCTGTGGTGGGCCGATGCATTGAACATACCGATGTGCAACGGTCCTGTCAGTGGGCCAGTCGCATGAACTGGCACAAGGTAGGCCGATCAGTACAGCACAACGCAGTGATAGCAGTAGTGATTATCTTTGCTTATCATTCATCGATCATTGATTAGCAGCAGCAATGAAGTCGCAACAGATCGCATGATGTGAAGAAATATTACGCGACACGAATACGTTACGGATCGGTGCCGCTCGCGCCCGCGTTTCTTCTAAAACCCAGTCATATGCGTTGGTTAGTATATCCAGCGCGTGGTTCTGGCCCGACCCCCCCCATGGGGGCTGCGGCCTTGTGCACACGTATATACATCCCTTGAGAAAATTATGTCAAAATCTGAGGAGGTTTACTACCTGATCTTTGTGTTTAATGGGTACATATACTTCATAGAAAGCCTTATCAAGCTGATTGTACACATCAATTCTGTAATCAGCAGGACTAATCTGCACACCACCGACAATGCAGAGGAATGTGATAAGACTACAGTACATTTAAGTCACCATTTTAGTATTTGAACAAGGATTTTCTTCTTCAATTGCTTCTGAAGCAAAGGAAGTATCTTTACGGCCAGTATCATCTAAGGAATTTTGCTCCCATTTCAGACGTTGAGGCACCCCATAGGTCTCATCCATCAGGAGACACCATTCTTTGAGAGCTTTACCAGTATCAGTGAACTTAGCAGTACCAAGAGTACGCCAAGTATCTTTAGGTTCATAATGAAGCCTAGAGGAATATTTATAGTAAGAAACAAAATAATTTGGACCTTCTCTAACACGGTGATATTCGTACCTCATGTTATGTGTGTTGCCTTCAAACTCTACAGGTTTCATTTACCAGCTGTATAATAAGGGATGATACGGATCATCATTCAGTGATGATTTAGATCATCATGTATTAACCTCCTTTAAATACCTAATTAAACTATTTAATTAAGTAGTTAGAGTCAGTGCTTACAGAATGTCCATTTCCACGGACATTAGTAAAGGAGGAAGGTTTTTGATGTCTTCCTCGTCTACAGAGATTCAAGTCCACCCTCTCTCCTCCCTGTATACACTGCCACTCTAAATAACCCAGTGAGGCACTGACCTTCCAGATTTACCTCTAGCTTGTTGTCTTTGGTGAATATCAAGGCCTAAAACTAGGTGATCAGCAGACTCTTGAGGGTTTTCTATAGAGGATCTAATGAGGTCATTCCAGTCATCACGTTTACGTTGTTTAATAACTTCAGCAGCACTGATAGACATACAGTCAGTAAAGTATTGAACACCTTGAGCTAGACAGTCAAGTCTATCGTCGTGTTTAACTGCGCCTTTTTCACGGCACATTCTACTCATTTGGTAGAAGAGCATGTAGAGGATGCGTAGTTCGGGTGCAGCATCTTTGTTGGAGTTGTAGTCCCAATCAATAACAGAGCGATCCACAACAAGGCGATGCTGATTAAGCACGGGTTCCAACGAATCAATGATACGTTGTTCTTTACGGATGGTGGCACGGACTTCTTCGACATCAATAGCTTGTTTAGTTTGTGTGAGGTGTTTTTTAAATAGTTCAGCGACAATACCGTCACCGAAGTTAGTTTCTATAACTAATTTAGTTACTCCGAATTTTTTACAACCTCTCAGAATATCCAGAAGCGTTGTGTCAGAGTATCCATCTCTGTAAGCACGCATTTCGTGCAAGTACAGAAAACCGTTTCGTTGTGAGATATAAGCTGCTGACGTTTCATCCGTTCCACGACCCGACGGATCAACAGAGCAGATTGTCTCTTGGTAGGGGCCCCAGTCTCCTTGAAGCTGCATTGGACTGTAGAAATAATCTCCAGGGAGCCCGACAGTGGGGAGTTCCTTGATAACATTTCTGGGGTCTGAGCACCAGACGATTGAGTCAGGAGCGGAGGTAGGATTAACAGAGGTGACGATAAGATCAGCCATTTTAAGGGGGAACTTTTCAGCGTCACTAAGGCTTGTATCGAGCATGAACTGAAGCATGAAGTTGCTTCGACCCATTGCTGCTTCACGTTGAATAAGATCTTCATCACTAAATCTGTCAGGGTCAGTTACGTGCCATTTATCAGCACCTTTATCTATATCTTCTTGTAATTGAGGAGCTATCAGCCCTTCGTAATTAGCCTGTGAGCGCGGGTAACGTGCTGGCCATACAAAAGGTCTATAGTTACGTTCAGCGAGCTTCCTATAGACCGTAAAGACGGTCTGAGGAGTACCTAGAAACATAATCCTACTGTCATCTTTTGGAGTAAGGATTGATTCAGCTTCAGTACATAATTGAAGTAGCTTCTCACGCATCATTTCTGTCATTGAGTTGCCTGGTACTTCTATGTCATCCAGAATCATTAGGTCAGCACGACTACCGGTAAGCTGACCAGTAATACCCACTGATTTAACACTAGGAGCCTGGTGAGGTGAACAAGCCACGTCAAAAGAGATACGTGACCATCGGGCATCATCAGATTTCGGGCGCAAATGAACCAGCCAAGGTGTTTCAATTATCAGTTTCTGTAAGAAGATGGACATGTTGTCTGCACGTTCTTTAGATGCAGAGATGATCATGATTTTCTTTTCAGGATCTTTGAATAGGGTCCAAAGAACAAACGCACCAGTAATCCAAGATTTACCGACTCCTCGGAAGGCTTGAATTTGTAGTCGTTTAGGACCATGTTGTAAGTAATCAGCAATTGCATACTGAGCACGGGTTGGAGAAGGAAGGTCAAGCTGACCCCACAGAGCCTGTAAGAACAGCTTGAAATCGTCTTGCAACGCATCTATAACGTCAGTCATTATACCTAAGTGGATCGGTTTTGCATTTGAAAGTACATCTGTTCATTAATAAGTTGATAACGATCTGCAAATTGGCGTAACACATCTGTAAGTTCATCAAAAGACAAATTAGATACATCAGCTTTTTCTATATCTAGGTCATCAATAAACTTGTGAAGTTTGCCGTGGACAATACCAGGCAATTGTGCAGAATTACCCTGGTGATTACCTAAAAAAATTCCGTAAGTATCTTCCATAAATTGGATAATACGTTGCTGCTCTTTCCTAGAGCGGCCTTTAAAAAGATAGTCAGTACTAGCAAGAGGCGCTATGTGGTGAGTATGGTTAAGTTTTCTGCGATCTTTAGGACTGAGCTGATCGTTTTTACGAAACAAAAGAGGATCAACATCAGATTTAGTTTGATTCTTAATCTGTGCGCCACGCGTTTTGTTGGCTACGGCTGCTCTATCAACAACACCGTCCACATTCGCAGGATTTACTTTACGTTTATATTCTCCACCGGTTTTGTAAGTTCCTCTATTTGTAAATCTTTTTCTAGTACCGTCTAATTCAGTGTAATGGTCAACATGGTATTTAGTACGATATTGAGAAGCCATATACATGTCCATAGCGGCATGAGCATGTTCTGCAGACCCGTCTGTAGGAGGAGGTGTGTTGTGAACGATTCGGTTGCTACCAAAAGTTCCAAACATGCCAGACTCATTTAGCTCCTTAATGGACTTTGCCATACCGTTGCCGTTACCATTGCCATTGCCATTCTTTAGGCCATTCTGAGCGGCTAGCTCTAAGGAAGACTTAACGTCCGGTTTCCATTTAACGTTTCCTAGTCCTAGTAAATATTTTGCAGCAGATGAAAGTGCGCTCATAAAAAAAGCGCCCCTTTCGGAGCGCGATAGTTATACGTTTGTGTGTTGGTTATTTTTTCTTTTTGTAGTTCCTTACCTTGAGGTTTTTCAATGCAGACGCCATACGACTGGATTGCTTTAGGTCTTTCCTGCCTGTAGATCCATACACCTTCTTTCCAGGTTTACTGGGTGACCTATCAGGAGAACGACCAGCACGAAGATTTTGAGCTGCTGAAGACGGAGTAGGAGCTGGAGCCCTGCTAGGAGCATTAGAGTTTTGTTTAGCTAGTCGAGCTTTTCTATCTGCTTCAGCCTTAGCCGCCGCAGCTTTTTTATCTGCTGCAGCCTTAGCCGCTGCTTCCGCTTTTAACCGTTTTGACTTAGCCGCTGCCTTATTAGCTTCGGCTTGTTTCCGTCCAGCTTGACTAATATTCATTGAGCCTGCTGGAACTGATCTTGGTTTTGAATCAGAACTAGCTGTAAAACTAGAACTAGCTTTAGAACTAGAAGAAGAACTAGAACTAGAAGAAGAACCAAAGTCACGTTCACGCTGCCGCGCATTTGCTGCATCAGCTGCTCTTTTTAGTCCTCTGAGAATATTCGGAAGACCTTCTGGGTAAAGTACTCCAGGTTTTGTTTTGCGAAATGTTTTACCGTCAGTCCAACGGGTAACCATTTGACCCTTAACTTTTACCTTTACTTGTTTCCATGTAGATTTCGCCATAGTTATTTAGCCTTTTTAGTTCTTTTTAAACGTTCAATTTGATAACGGTTACGTTGTGCAGTGCTCCATCCAGTTGCATAGAACACACCATTACGCATTACACCTTCTTTACCGCCTTTTTTAGCCAATACAG